AGTTGCCCTGAGCACCGGTGGTTCTGGCTACACAGCACCACCACAGGTCGTTTTCAATCCTGTAGGAACTGGCGGCACAGACGCATCTGCCGTTGCTGTTCTGACTGCTGGTGCGGTGTCAGAGGTAAAGGTAACCAATTATGGTTCTGGCTACACAGCACCTCCAGGAGTTTCGTTCATTGCAATTGGAACTGGCGGCTCAGGTGCTGCTGGTACAGCAAGCTTGTACACGGGCGCAAGAGTTGCAATCGACAAGATCATGTGGTCCGTATCTCCAGTTGCTGGTTCTTATATGACTCTTACCAGAAATAGCGAAGCAGTTGCTACACTTTATGGTACTGGTGAAATTGATTTGAACGCCCGCGGTATGACTGACGACACTCATGCTGCATACGATATCCTTGCTACATTCACTGGTAGCGGTGGCACTGCATATCTGAAACTGAAGAAAGTTTCTGGATACGGAGACTGATTATGTTCAAGCATCTTAACCCTTGGTACATGGATCTCCAGGAGGAATCAGCGCCTGGCACTACTGCACATTGGGATCATCATGTGTCGGTAAAGAATCCAGTTCACCACGACAACATGGCTGCAAAGCATTTTGCACTTTCTGATAGCCACGGTAAGGCTGCGGCCCGTTCTGATGAAAATGCACAGCAATCTTTTTCGCGTGCATCAGCATTGACTTCAAACAAGCCAACAGCCTCAAAGATGGATCAGATCAGAAAGCATATGGAACGGGCGACCAAGCATATGATGGACTGTCACGATCATGCATGCCTGGAAGATTATCACCAAGGCATGGGCGAAGCACATAGCGAATATCGCGATCATCTGTCGGGTAGGAAGGGCGCTTCTGAAAAGAAAGCCCATGCTCACGCAGAACGCGCAGCTAAAGTTTTAGACTAAGGACAAAAACATGCGTCTAGTCACAGAAGTATTTGATCAAATCGAATGCATCCAATTGGATGAAGGCACGGGCCAAAAGGCCCACTTCATCGAAGGTGTATTCATGCAGGCTGGAATCGCTAACAAAAACAAGCGAAATTATCCACGCCCTGTTATGGAATCGGCTCTAGGCAAGTTCACCACGCTCATCAACGAGAAGCGTGCATTGGGCGAACTAGGTCATCCTTCAGGTCCACAAATCAATCTTGATCGTGTATCACACCTTATCACAAAGCTAGAGTGGAATGGTGATGATATCATCGGTCGGGCAAAAGTTCTTAGCACCCCTAATGGGTTGATCGTCAAGAATTTCATTGACGAGGGCGTTAAGTTGGGCGTATCGTCGCGAGGTCTTGGTTCTGTTAAGGCATTGCGTGATGGCATTTCCGAAGTACAAAACGATTTTCAACTTGCAACGGTCGATATCGTTGCCGACCCGTCTGCACCAAATGCATTCGTTGAGGGTCTGTACGAGGGCAAGGAATGGGTTATGGTTAACGGTGTTTGGTCTGCGATTGATGCTGACCAGGCCCGTCGCATGTTGCGTGAAGCCAAGTCTGGTCGTCAACTTGAGGAAGCCAAAGTAAAGGCATTCGCAGTGTTGATTGACCGAATGACTTATAAGGCTTAAAAAACCGTAATCTATAAATACTAACAGACGTTTCGGCATAACAGAAACCGTAGGAGACACTACAAATGAGCATTGAAAAGAAGATCCAAGAACTTTTGGAACGCGCATCGCCGATGGCCCCAGTCCAAGACCCTGTCCTAAAGCAAGGTACTTCGGATATCGACCATCAAGGCCAAGCTGACGTTGAGAACCTCGGTTCTGAACATGCCGGCGCCGCATCGTCTGCAAACGCAGGCGCTGCATTCCCACGCAAGGGCGATCAATCTGGTGGCGAGAAGGCTCCAGTCATGCAAGGTACATCGAAGGTTGGTGACCCTACTGATGACGAAGAAGATTTGAGCGGCGAGGGCAATGGTAACTCTCCTGGTCAAGCTGCTAGCGCACGCGCTGGCCGAGCAACTCCATTGCCAACATCGAAGGCTGGTGGCGAAATGGCCCCAGTGATGCAAGGTTCATCTAATCTTCCAACTCCAGGTCAAAATGAATCTGATGAGTCTTGGAAGGAAGAATTGAACGCTGTTTTCGAAGAAGCTGGTTTGTCGCAAGACGCAATCGAAAAGGTTGTTGAAATTTTCGAAAGCGCAGTGACAGCCCGCGTCGAAGCAGAAATCGAAGCTGCATCTGACACTTTGGCTGAAACAGTTAACGAATTGGCCGAAACAAAGAGCAATGATCTGTTCGAAGCCGTTAATGAGTTCCTAAACTATGCTGTTGAACAGTGGATGGAACAGAATGAATTGGCAGTCGAGCAAGGTCTACGCATCGAAATTGCTGAATCCTTCATTGCCGATTTGAAGCAAGTATTCGTTGAGCACAATATCAACGTGCCCGATGAAGCATATGATCCTTTGATTGAAGCAAAGTCAAAGATCGAAGAACTAGAAAGCCAACTGAATGCGGCAGTCGCCGACAAGGTTAAGCTGGCCGAAGCAAATCGCACGCTGGAACGCCAACGGATCGTGGAGCGTGTATCAAGCGATATGGTAGCTACTGATGCAGAAAAGTTTGCAAAGCTAGTTGAGGAAGTTGAATTTGATAGCGCACAATCTTTCGAGGAAAAGGCGACCGCACTAAAGGGCCGTTATTTCCCAAAGGGCGGCGTATCAACTCCACCTCTTCAAGAAGATGCGAGCGAGCCACTAAATGAACCAACTCAGTTGATTGAGTCGGTCATGAAGGCTATCTCAAAATCCGCTAAACGCTAAATAGTCCGATAGCAAAATTTCCATAGGAGATATCCATGTTTCTTTCAGAACAACTACAAGCAAAATGGGCTGATGTACTAGATCACCCTGATCTAGAAAAGATCGCTGACCCATATCGCCGTGCTGTCACCACAAAGCTGCTTGAAAACCAAGCACAGGCTTTGATGGAAAATGGCGCAGTCAACGCAGCTGGCGCAATGCCTGATTCAGGTGGTGTCGCTAAGTTTGACCCAATCCTTATCTCGTTGGTTCGTCGTGCGATGCCTAATTTGATCGCGTATGACATTTGCGGCGTTCAGCCAATGTCCGGCCCAACTGGTCTGATCTTCGCAATGAAGTCGAAGTATTCCACCCAAGGTGGTACAGAGGCTTTGTTCGATGAAGCAGATACTGGTTTCTCTGGTCAAACCGCTGGTTCACACGTTGGTTCGAATCCAGTTAACGGTACGTTTACTTCTGGTACAGCAGTTGAAACAACGGCCGCTGAAAACTGGGGTGGTTCTGGTACGCCAACTGGTCCTACTTTCAACGAAATGGCATTCAGCATCGAAAAGACTTCTGTCGTGGCACAAAGCCGCGCACTGAAGGCTGAATACACCATCGAATTGGCACAAGACTTGAAGGCTGTTCACGGTCTTGACGCTGAAACCGAATTGTCGAACATTCTGTCCGCAGAAATCTTGGCAGAAATCAACCGCGAGGTTGTTCGTACAATCTACGTTGCAGCAAAGCCAGGCGCAGTTGCGGGTACAGCAGTTCAAGGCGCATTCGACCTTGACGTTGACTCCAACGGTCGTTGGTCAGTTGAAAAGTTCAAGGGTCTGATGTTCCAGATCGAACGTGAAGCAAACGTTGTTGCACAACAAACCCGTCGTGGTAAGGCTAACTTCATCATCTGCTCGTCTGACGTTGCTTCGGCTCTGTCGATGGCAGGTACGCTAGACTACACTTCTGGTCTGCGCGACACGCTTCAAGTCGATGACACTGGCAATACTTTTGCAGGTATTTTGAACGGTCGTTATCGTGTTTACATCGACCCATATTCTGCAAATGAAAACAACGCTAACCAGTTCTTTGTTGTCGGTTATCGTGGCGCATCGCCGTATGACGCTGGTATGTTCTACTGCCCATACGTTCCGCTACAATTGGTTCGTGCCGTAGATCCTTCTACGTTCCAACCAAAGATCGGCTTCAAGACTCGTTATGGTTTGGTTGCTAACCCGTTCACATCGTTGACGGCTAACCAAAACGTTTACTACCGTCGTGTTAAGGTTTTGAACCTGATGTAATCTGTTGTAACAAAAGCAATAATAGCAACAGACTGGCGGGGGAGGAAACTCTCCCGCCTTTTTGCTTATAAATACTGTCTAGGGTAGCATATGGACAACTGCGACAAAGAATATATTGATCGTAAAGTCCAAGAAGTCTTGGATATGTTTGCCGAGCATGAAAAGAAAGACATTGAGGCTTTCGGTAAAATCTTCCAAGCCATCAAAGACTCTAACGATAAAACTGGATCTGGGCTTTCGCGCTTGGACGCGGTCCTTGCGTTAGTCAAAAGCATCCACGATAAGGTAAAGAATAATGGCGAATGACCTTTGGCTTGAAGCAAACGACATTGGGTATGACTATCTGAAACCGAATTCCTATAGGATGATCTTTCACAACATCCCAAAGGTTTCGTACTTCTGTCAGACGGCTACAATCCCTGGTGTCAATCTTGGCTCTGCTACACAGCCAACGAAGTTTCTAGACGTTCCTGTTGTTGGTGACAAGTTGGTATATGATCCTGTGACGATTCAGTTCATCATCGATGCTGAAATGAAAAACTGGCAGGAGCTTCACACGTGGATTACTGGTATCGGATTCCCAAACGATCACCAAGAGTTCAACGATTTGCGTGCTAGTGGTACGCAGAAATCCCTCTCTCAAAAACTCACCAAGCTCAACGAAGAAAGCGGTGTCTACGCAGATGCTACGTTGACGATCCTGACTGCAAAAAGCAACCCATACATGACAGTCACATTCTCAGATATCTACCCAATCGCACTGTCGTCTATTCAGATGGACGCAACGATCACTGAGGTGAACTATCTGACCTGCAATGCGACGTTCATGTATAAGGCATTTTCTTACTACATCCTTTAGGTCAAGAGTAGCCTTATCCTATTGCGTTTTGGATAAGGATGTGATATACTGTCCTCGTTAATTACGATGGAATTGTTATGGAATTTGACCTCGACAAGATCAATGCTGATTGGGAGATTGACTCCGCAATCAACGAGCTTGACATTGCAGAATCAATCAGGGATTGTCCTAAACTACACGCCAAGTACATAGCTTGGCTTTCGAAGTCTCGGATGCGCTTGCGTGCGTACCATCACAAGTATCGCACTCTGCGTCAATCGAAGTTTCGCTACTATCGTGGCGAAATGTCCAAGGACGAACTAGACAAGCTTGGCTGGCCGCAATGGCAAGGAGCCAAGCCGCTGAAGAATGAAATGGACGAGTTCCTGAAGGGCGACACCGACCTCAGCTTGCTTGAGGACAAGGTAGCTTACATGGAAGTCATCATTCAGGCTCTGGAACAAATCATTCGCAGCATCAACAGCCGAGGCTATGATCTGCGCACTCTACTCGACGCAAAGAAGTTCTACAACGGATTGAACTAATAGTGGAAGAAGTTGTCAAAGTATGGAAGCTGAACCAAGCCTACATCAAGGTAGACTGTTCTCCTTCGGTCGCAATGGAACTTCATGAATATTTTTGCTTTGAGGCTCCAGGGGCAAAATTCATGCCCCAATATCGGTCGAGAATGTGGGATGGCAAGATTCGCTTGTTCGGTCTGGTCAGCAAAGAGCTGTACGCTGGCCTGTATCTGTACCTGCATGAATTCTGCAAAGAGCGTGGCTACAGGCTTGAAAAGGTCGAATCGGACTATGGTACAGTCCTTGACACCCACAATATCAAAGAAGATACGCTAGAAGCGTTCATCAAGGCCCTAAAGCTTACTGATGCAGCAGCACAGCCTCTTGAGGTGTACAGCCATCAGTTTGAAGCTATCTACAAAGGCCTGAAGCACAAGAACAAGTTGTTCCTGTCTCCTACGGGTTCTGGCAAGTCGCTAATCATCTATGTGATTACTCGCTACCTGCGGGCACTGTTCAAGCACAAAGAGGAAGAGGGCAACATTCTGATCATTGTCCCGACTCTCGGTTTGCTGTCGCAAATGTACAATGACTTCAAAGAATACTCACAAGCAAACGGCTGGCAAGTAGATAAGCTTGTGTCTAAGATTCAAGCGGGGCTGCCTAAGAATCCACCGACGCCTATCGTCATTTCTACATGGCAGGGCATCTACTCTCAGCCCAAGCAGTTTTTCGAACGCTATCGTGTGGTGATTGGCGACGAGGCCCACCAATACAAAGCGAAGTCGCTAATCGCAATCATGACGAAGGCGACTGAAGCAGAATGGAGGATTGGTACTACAGGAACGCTTGATGGCATCGAAACCAACAAGCTTGTGCTGCAAGGGCTGTTCGGGTCAGTGCAACAGGTTGCGACCACGAAAGAATTGCAAGAGCTTGGCATCTTGTCCAAGCTAATCATCAA